GTTTAATTTTAAAGAAAATGCCCAGTGATGGTACAACAATACCAAAAATAAAACAATATTTAAAAAAATTAACATCTAATGGTACTAAACCAGATATAGTTTTTATTGATTATATGGATTGCGTAGTTCCAACTAAACAATTCAAAGATGAGTGGAGTGGTGAAGGAAATGTGATGAGACAATTTGAAACTATGATTACAGAATTAGATGTTGTTGGTTGGACAGCAATACAGGGTAATAGAAGTTCTATCGGAGCATCTGTAGTAGAAGCGGATATGATAGGGGGATCAATCAAAAAAGGTCAGATAGGACACTTTATAATATCAATTGCTAAAACATTGGAACAAAAGGAAGCCGGAACCGCAACTTTAGCAATATTAAAATCTAGGTTCGGGAAAGATGGGGTATTATTCGAAGACATATTATTTGATAATGGCACATTAAAAATTGACACTGATATATCTAGTGATGTTTCTTTTTTGGACTTTGAAAAAGGTGAAGAAAAGAAAAAATCTAATTTAGTTATTGAGGCGATGAGGAAGAAAAAACGAGTTTTCGGGGAACAGTAAGTTATTGTTTAACTTATTAAAAAAATTTTATTAATTATTAATTTTGTTAAGTGAATTAACACCCCCTAATAAAAAGAAAAAAATAGTAAATATGGATGTAACAAACAAAATATTATCAGACATTACAGTGTATATGAAATACGCTAAATACTTACCAGAATTAAATAGAAGAGAGACGTGGGAAGAACTGGTTACGAGGAATAAGAATATGCACATTAAGAAATATCCTGAATTAAAAGATGAGATAGAAGAAAAATATAAATTTGTATACGATAAAAAAGTTCTACCATCGATGAGATCAATGCAATTCGCTGGTAAGTCCATTGAGATATCACCTAACAGAGTTTATAACTGTGCGTTTTTACCTATTGATTCAGTAGAGTCGTTTAGTGAGACAATGTTTTTACTTTTAGGTGGAACAGGTGTTGGGTACTCAGTACAAAAACATCATGTAGAGAAACTACAACCAATAAATAAACCATATAGTAAAAGAAAAAGAAGGTTCTTAATTGGGGACTCAATCGAAGGATGGGCTGACTCAATTAAAGTATTGATGAAATCATATATTGGTGATAAAAGAAGTTCTAGTATAGAATTTGATTTTTCGGACATTAGACCAAAAGGGGCTAGATTAGTTACTTCTGGTGGTAAAGCACCGGGACCACAACCATTAAAGGAATGTATTGTTAAAATAAAAGGTATTTTAGAAAGTAAATCTGATGGTGAAAATTTATCCACACTTGAAACACATGATATTGTATGTTACATTGCTGACGCAGTGTTAGCTGGTGGTATTCGTAGGGCAGCTTTAATTAGTCTATTTAGTGCAGATGATGACGAAATGATTTCTTGTAAAACAGGTAACTGGTGGGAAACTAACCCACAAAGGGGTAGGTCAAATAATTCAGCGGTTCTTATTAGACATAAAATCACTAAAGATTTCTTTATGGAATTGTGGAAAAGAATTGAACTGTCAGGTGCAGGTGAACCAGGAATTTACCTATCAAATGATAAGTCCTGGGGAACAAATCCCTGTTGTTTTGTAGGTGATACATTAGTTGCTACTGCAGATGGAAGAAACGCTGTTAGTATTGCTCAGTTAGAGAAAGAGAATTATAAAGGACCTGTTTATTCTATCCAAACACAAACCGGTCAAGTAGTAACATCTTATTGTTCTAATGTTTGGGTGAGTAAAAAAAATGCAGAGTTAGTTGAGGTTAAGTTAGATGACGGTTCAAGTTTTAGGTGTACACCTGAACATAAAATTATGTTAAGGGGTTGTAACTATGTTGAAGCTAAAGATTTAGTTAATGGGGTTAGTTTAATGCCGTTTAATTCATTTAAAAGACCCGATAGGGATTATAGGATGATATGTTCTAACACTGGAAGAGATTTAGCTCAATACGCTCATGTATCACAATATTATGATATTATTAAAAATGGATATGAAAAACAACATATCCACCATATAGATGGTAATGGTTTAAATGATTTACCAGAAAACTTAGAATCTATTAACGCAAAAGAACATAATAGAAACCATATGTTAGGAGATAAGAATTCTTTTTTTAAGATTAAAGATTTAGATTCTTGGAAAGAGAAACAATCAAGTAGACAATTAGGTGTAAAAAATAGTAATTCTAACGGAATAACAACTGAGGAAATGTTAATTAGGTTGAGGTCTAGAAGAGTACAAAAGTTGAAAAGGTTAACCCAAAAGGAAATATTAGAAACATGTAATGTTAAATTTTTATCTAAAGGTAGGTTAACTGAAATGAATGTTAATAGTATATCTGAATTACAGGATGATCTATGTGAAATGATAAACCATAAGGTTGTTAGCGTTGATTTTATATCAGAAAGAGAAGATGTTTATGATATGACAGTTGAGGGGACACATAATTTTGGTATTATAACATCCAGTACTGATGATAACTTTATAAATAGTTCAGGTATTTTTGTTCATAATTGTGAAATAGCGCTAAGACCATTTCAGTTCTGTAACCTATGTGAAGTAAACGTTTCTAATATCGAATCACAAGAAGATTTAAATGTGAGAGTTAAAGCTGCTGCGTTCATAGGGACGTTACAAGCTGGTTATACGGGCTTTCATTATCTTAGAGAGATATGGCAAGAAACTACAGAGAAAGACGCTCTAATAGGTGTTTCTATGACTGGAATTGGAAGTGGTGTAGTATTAGGATATGATTTAGAAAAATCTGCTGATATAGTAAAGAGAGAAAATAGTAGAGTTGCTAAATTAATAGATATTAAAAAGAGTTCTAGGTGTACCACAGTAAAACCTGCGGGAACAACATCCCTAACGTTAGGGACATCATCGGGAATACATGCTTGGCACAATGATTACTATATTAGAAGGGTTAGAGTTGGTAAAAATGAATCAATATATAAATATTTAATTGTTAATCATCCAGAATTGTTAGAAGATGATTTTTTCAGATCACATGATACTGCAATCATTACCATTCCACAGAAAGCACCAAAGGGGTCTATATTAAGAACAGAGTCTCCGTTTGATCTTTTAGAGAGAGTCAAGAAAGTTGCTACTGAGTGGGTAAAAAGTGGACATAGAAACGGTTCTAACACTCACAACGTTTCCGCAACCATATCCCTTAAAGAAGAAGATTGGGAATTAGCTGGTGAATGGATGTGGACAAATAAAGAACACTATAATGGTTTATCTGTATTACCTTATAATGGTGGTACATATACTCAAGCACCTTTCGAAGATATAACTGAAGAAAAGTATAATGAAATGGTAAAACATTTAAATAACATTGATTTATCTCTAATCGTAGAAGAAACTGACGAAACGGATTTAAGTGGTGAATTAGCATGCGCTGGGTCATCTTGCGAAATTAAATAAAATGATAAACCCAACAGAAGATTGGATATATGATTTATATATTAAAGAAACTATAAATCGTAAGATAAAACCAATACCCAAGGATCAACACGTAAGTAGGGGTAGTTGTTGTGGGAACGAATGTTTACATTGTCCATACATACCCAAACACGAAAAAGGTGCTACAGATACCAAATAATTAAAAGTCAGTTAATCACTGACTTTTTTTTTATCTACACTTTTCTTTTAAAAAATTTATTGTAGAATATTTATATACAAATGGCAGAGAGTAGATTTATAAATATTGATTTTCCCTTTAGGGATAGTAAAGAAGGATTTTATTTTAATTTAACAAAAACAAATGAAACCGCAATACGTGCAGACCTTTTACATTTATTATTAACTAATAAAGGGGAAAGGTTATATATGCCAGATTTCGGTAGTGATTTAAAAAAGTTTATTTTTGAACCAAATGATAGTATAACACATATCGACATTAAAAATAACATAAACGAAACAATAAAAAAATATATACCGAATCTTATAATAGATTCAATAGAGTTTAAAAACAACGATATTGAAGAATTGATAGTTGTTGAGGTAAAGTATACAGTAACAGAAGGAGCATTCTCATCTTCAGATGTTGTTGAAATAACATTTTAAATATGATTAAAAAAATAGATTATAACGCTAGGAATTTTGCACAAGTAAGGACAGAACTTGTTGGATACATAAAACAATATTATCCAGAAATATTTTCAGATTTTAATGATGCATCGGTGGGTATGATGCTATTGGAACTAAATGCTGCGGTAGGTGATATGTTATCATTTCATACTGATAGGATGTTTAATGAAACACAAATTGATTATGCTCAAGAAAGGTCATCAGTATTAGAATTAGCAAGAACATTTGGGTTAAATATCCCAGGTAAAAGACCAAGTATAACAATAATAGATTGGTCAGTAACTGTACCAACAGCTGGTGACACATTTGACGTATCCTACGCACCTTTATTATTAAAAGGTTCACAAGCAACTGGTGCTGGTAAAGTTTTTGAGTTAGTAGAAGATTCTGATTTCTCCTCACCATTTACAACAGGAGGAATACCAAACAGGTTAATAATTCCAAATATTGATGACTCTGGGTTAGTATTAAATTATACGTTAACTAAAAGAGAAATAGTATTAAATGGTACAACAAAAATTTATAAAAGAGTAATTAACCAAGATGATTATAGACCGTTTTTAGAGGTTATATTACCAGAAGATAATGTTTTATCTATTGAAAATATAATTACATTAGAAGGTACAAATTTAACAACCGAACCAACATTGAATCAGTTTACTGAATTTGATAATAACTTTTATGAGGTGGAAGCGTTGGCACAAGCTGAGGTATATATACCAGATGGAAATAGAAAATCAGATAAAACCGGTATAACTCCAGGTAGGTGGATAAATTCACCGAAAAGATTTATAAAAGAATTTACCGATAATGGTTTTTGTAAAATTATATTTGGTGGAGGACAATCAGATATATCTGAATTAAATACATTTATTGGTTGCAGGGGTCAAATAGATAGAATAGGTGATTTTGTTAATAATCTTTCATTAGGTGAGATACCGATACCCGCAAATACGATGTTTGTTAAATATAGAATAGGTGGTGGAAATAGTAGTAATATTGGACCGAATACTTTAACTAGTTTAGGTAATATAAGTATGACAATTAATGGTGACGAGGCAACAAAAAATCAAGAAGTTAGAGATAGTTTAGAGGTTAATAACCCGATACCCGCAATTGGTGGAAAAGAACAACCTTCAGTTAATGAGGTTAGGAACTTAGTTAAATATAATTTTGCTGCACAAAACAGATGTGTTACTATTAAAGATTACCAAAGTAGAATACCATTAATGCCTGGTAAGTATGGGGTTCCATTTAGAACTGGTGTTTGGGAAGAAAGAAATAAGGTAAATGTAACAGTATTATCATTAGATGAAAATAGTAAATTAAGTAACCAATCCACATCTACATTAAAAGAAAATATTGCAGAATATTTGGCGGATTTTAGAATGTTAAATGATTATGTCACAATAAAAGATGGGAGAATTATAAATATAGGTTTTGAAATTTCATTATTTTTAGATAAATCAATATCTAAAGGGGAAATCATTTCAGATGTTATTGATGCTGTTACTGAATATTTTGATATTAATAATTGGGAAATGGGTGATAATATTTATTTGGCTCAGTTAATTGAAAATATTAATAATGTGGGTGGTGTGTTAAATGTTACAGAATTAAAAGCTTTTAATAAGGTTGGTAATACTAAATATTCATTGAATAGTATATCACAACCTTATGTTGATGAAGCAACTAAAGAAATTGATTTATTGGGTGAGTATACTTTATATGGTGAACCAGACTCTATGTTTGAAATAAAATATCCAAATGTGGATATAAAAGTTAGGGGAAAATAACATTTAAGTGGTAATAGTAATTACTTTATGATAAAACGATATTAGTTTATTGTAAAAAATATAAAGTTATGGGATGTAAAGAATGTAAAAGTAAAAAAGGTCAAACAAATAAAGATATAAATATACCGCTTGTACCCGAACCAATTGTTGATGGGGATTTTAGTGGTAATTTTCTATTTAAAATAGTGGCATTTATAGCAATAATTGTTGCGTTACCATTTTTAATAATTATATTACTTGGGCAGACCTTTTTTACCTTTTTTCTCCCCAAGTCTAAATTTAATTTCACCACCAAGTTCGTTAAGTTTTTTGAGATCATAGCTAAGTGGTATGTAAAACGCAAAGCAACTAAGGAATTAAAGAGAAGAGAAAAGGAGTTTAGTAATACCACTAGTTATGATGATTATGATGATTATGATGTTTCTGACAACTCAAATTCCGATGATTATGAAGTATTTGAAACTGAAGAATATACGGTAGAAGATATATTAGAAGACGCAGAAACACTTGACTGGGAAAATTTATCTAACCCTAAAGTAAAAAAAGGTAATAACAAAAAAGGTCAATAATGAATAGATGTCCAAGTCAATTAGAGTAAGAACCACCCCAAACGGTGACGATAAATACATTAAGGTTGAATTAAAACAAGATTTTGATCTTCTTGAAATTTTAAGTTTAAAATTAAAACAAGAAGACGTGTATCAAAATTTTTGTTCTAATTATGGTGTTGTTGCGGGGAGGATTAGTGTAAATAATGGCTTTGGATTACCTAACGCTAAGGTATCTATTTTTATACCTATAACAGCAGAAGATTCACAAGATGAAATTATACGGACACTATACCCATATGAATCTCCCCAACCTCAAGATAAAAACGAACAAGGTATTAGATATAACCTATTACCAAATCAACAACAAAATTTTGATCATACACCAGTTGGTACCTTTCCCACAAAATTAGAAATATTAGATAACGCCACCACTCTTGGTATACATGAGAAATATTATAAATATACTACTACAACCAATGAAGCTGGTGATTTTATCTTATTCGGTATACCAGTTGGGGAACAGTTATTACATTATGATATAGATTGGAGTGATGTCGGGTTTTTATCACTTAGACCTTATGATTTAATAGAAAGGGGATTTAATAAGAACCTTTTTTTATCACCATTTAAATTTAGTAGTTCACCAAACCTAGATAATTTACCACAGTTAGTGGGTCAAAACACCAATATAACGGTTGAACCTTTTTGGTGTGACGATTTAAGTACTGGTAGGGTAGTCGGTATAACACGAAAGGACATTGCAATCACTACTATGGATTTAACACCCTCAGCAACATTTTTTGGTAGTGTATTTAGTGATGATGAAAAAGATTCAATAAATAAAAATTGTAAACCTAGACGAAAAACGGGAAGATTAGGTGAGGTAATTACATCATCAGGTAAGTTAGAAGCAATTAGAAGGACATACGAAGGTAGTATAGAAAAATATGATATTCCTGAGGATGCATTAGATGAGAATGGAAATTACGCACTGCAATTACCAATGAATATACGTAAAGTAGTTACTGATGAATTTGGTAATTTAATACCTAGTCCAGATGGAGTTAGTGGTGTTGCAACAGAAGGTGATTATAGGTTTAGAATCTCCATAGATAGAACAGATAACGATAATAGAAAACGTCAAAGAGGAAAATTTTTGGTTCCAAATATGACGAGTAATTATAATTTTGGTGAATACCCAGCAGGTACAGCACCTTTTAAAATTAACGAACAACTGTCAACCGCAACTGCGTTATCACCAGAATATTCTGGTGACACCTCAAACCAGTATAATTATCTGGAAGATTTTTTCTCGTTTAGGTGGAAAAAAGTGTACACTACTAGACAATTTATCGGTAGGTACTCAAAACAGAAAAACGATGGAAAAAGGAAATTTACCGGAATAAAAGATATCGAGAAGGCTGAAGGTGTAAACAAATTCCCATCTAATAGAATAGATGGTGGTGTTCACCCATTATATAGTATCCTTTGCATAATTTTTAATATCCTAGGTATGATATACGCCATAATTAATTGGATTATAGTGATACTCAATTCAATAATTACAATGTTATGTCAACTTAAAATACCTGTTGGTGCTTGCGTCCAAGTTGATAATTGTGCGGATGTCGCGGATTCACAATGCGCGCAGTTGGAGGATGATTGTGGGAGACCCAGATGTTGTGAGGCGGGTGTTGAGAATGTAATTCGTTTATGTATATTAGGATTATACGGATTTTGTAAATGTATATCTGTACAATTTAAATGGAAATGTATACTTGCGCCATTATTTTGTAAAAAATGTCAATCCTTATGTCCATTGGGTACTCCACATTCCTGTTGTGCTTGTCATGATTTCGGATGTGAAGCTAATGATTGTAATGATGCTTCAGATTGTGGAGAAGAAGATTTTACGTGCTGTACGGATTGTTGTATAAAAATACCGCTGATTGAGCTTACGTGTGCAGAAAATGCATCTTTCCAAAATATAACACCATTTGTTATCGGTACACCATTTGCTCGAAAAGTATGCAACGCCCAATTAATTAAAGGTTTATGTAAAGATTGTGCGGGTGGTGGTACACCATATATATCTGCATGGGTTGGGTGTAAACTGGAGGGAATTGCCGCATTTTTAGGTATGTTAAAATTTGATTTTTATGATGACTGGGTCAATGGGTCATTGTATTTCCCATTAATAAAAAGAAAATATAAAGTAAAAAAGAGAGGAAAGAAAGCGGGTCAAATTAAATATGATAAGTTTTGTGATTTTGATTGTGCCCCTCAATTCCAAACCCAAAGCAAAACATGTTACAAAGTTAGTATAAAAAATAATTCAACTCTTTCAGAAACTGTTAGGATTTTCAGAAAGAGTTGTTGTGGAAATAGTAATTTTGGTAATACCAATATACAATGGTGTGATATAACATTTGCACCAGGTGAAACAGTAACAACAAATTCAACCTTATCAAGTGGTCAAAGCGGGGACCTAGGAGATAAAAAGACATATGAGTGTAGCCTAGATAACTCAAATAAATTAATCAAAAAAGCCCGAAACTACGCTTATGAAAATCTTAGAGTTAACGGAACAGGATCAGATGGTAATGGTTGTACCGTTAATTTCGAACCTTGTTATAAAAGTAACAACAGTGGTCCCGATTGTCCGTCTCAATATGATCAATTAGACAACAACCCTATGCTCCAAATGGACAAAGTAGAGTATCAAGAACAGCAGGAACATGACAAACCATATTATATTTCAGTGGCAGACCCTATTACAGGTATAAAATCCCAAAAAAACGTTGGTGGGCATGGTCACCATAAAAATAAGTGTAATACTGTTTACAGAGGAGAGAGATTAGAATATTGGCAAGATGCTGGATCTTGTAGTAATGGAGAGAATCCATACGATCCTGATGCGGTAGAGGTAGGAACTGGAATCCCTGATTCTGATTCGATTACTCCAGAAGATGATGACCCTACCTTAATCCAAACCGGTTCTTGTGAAGATGCCCCAAACCCATGTGAAATAGGGACCTGTAATTGGGGAGCATGTAGATGTAAGAAATCAAAACAAGATGCGGGTTCTAATGATAAAAAACCATGTTGTAATTGTAACCCCCGATCTAATGAAACAAATATTAGCCATGGAATCATTAAATTTAAGGATGATGTCATATATTATGCATCTGTTATTACCGCAGAAGACAAACCGAATGAGATTCAAATAGAATATAAAAGTAATTTATTATTCCCCACTAATATTTGTGAGGTAGGGAGTTCAGTTTTTTGTGATATAGATGAGGTACCATTTATAATGGATCAATTACCACCTACAACATTTGCCATAAGTGAAGAATCTGAAAAATTTAAAGAAGCTGGTCAATCCGGTCAAGCAGGCACAGAAACCGACCCAATTCAGTTGGAATCAAGCGAAAAAAATAGTGCGAATATTAATCTTAGTGCTTATGTTACATTTGGCTGTTTTGGTGTCAAGTGTTTAAATACTCAAGCAAGTGTAACCCAATCCCAAATAGGGGTTGACACCATCGACACAAATGACTTAGATATGCAAATTGGTACATGTCAAATGTATTTTGACCACGATGAAGAGATAAGGGAATATTTTTGTAGAAGGTTTTCTGGATACAAAAATCAAAATTTAGATGTTCATTACCAGAAACCGGGATCAACCCAATATGATAATGTATATAATACATACCCAGAAATACCCCCACAAGGAGTTGGGACATGGTTTCAAATTGACAGTGATGCACCACAAGAAGGGACAGTAAATGATGGTGAACCAATTATTCCGGGAGATAGATGTGGTATACAATATGATAATTATAATTACACCAATTTGACCGAAGGTCAGCCCGTACCAAGTCAAATAGGTGATATTGATTATTTTTATGGTGTTGCCCCTGGATATACTCAAGGTGCAAATGCTCTCAACCCAGTATTTCCTACATATACGGGGTCAATATCTTATGGTACGGATGCCGCCTATGAACAAACTACTTCACCTTCTATAAATATAGATGAATACGAATCAGAGAGAGGGGTAAACTTCGGAACGTCACAAACACCGTACTATTTTTACTTTGGTATTATACCGGGTAAAACAGCATTACATAAGGTAGTGGGGAAATATTTTGCAGATAAAATAGATAAAACAACATTAGGGAAATTAAGTGCAGAAAGAAGAAATAATCAATCAAACTATAAAAATATAGTTAAGAATCCTTTAACTCTTTATAAGTCATGTTTAGGTGAAAGTGTAAACACAACGAGTTAATTAAAAAAAATATATTTATATAATATGAATAAGGGATATAAAATACTATTAAATAAAGAGAAATCAGTATTATCAACTAATATTAATGAAGAAATTAATATTAACATAGAAAACACTACACGACCATTACCTTTAGGTGATGTGGAGCATACAGTTAACACCTTTAACCAATTTGAAAAAGAACGAGCGGAATCCACAAAGTATAGATTTTATGGTACAATAAACCCAATGATATCTAATATGTTGTATAATGACAATGTTGATATTATAAGTGGTAATACAGGTGTGGTGGGTAAAAAGATATTATCTGATAGGATTTTTTTAAATGACGGTTGGTATGGTACTTTTTTTGAAAATCCCGATACAAGTGAAGATGGACTTGAATACGTTAATAAATTTAATGATAATAGTTCTACTTTATGCGCATTTACCCCTTTTGACCCTGGATATGAAAGATTAAACATTTTGGACACTGATGGTATACCAAACTATATGTTGAAATTAACATACCCATATTCTACAAAAGATATAACTTTAATAGAAAACAATGGTGGTATAACTTTAGCAAATGGCATCCCTATAATAAAAAAAATTAAAATAAGTATTAATGATAGGTTATATACGGGATTTAAAACTCCTATAAATCATGGTTTGGATGTTGGTGATGAAATTAAAATGTATAATTTTCAGGATCCTACGGGTAATCTTGTACTAAGTGCTAGAACTATTAGTATTTTTTCACTGGGGAATCAAGTAAATGATGATAAAGAAAGAATTTTTGTTGTAGATATTAACCCATCAGAAATAGATATAAATATTGGTATTAGCACAATTAAAAGATCAGTTATTGGTGTAGAATCAGAATATTATGTAAGATCATTTTCTGCTTTAACTACAAATGAAATAGATTATGATTTATATCCAGCAGCTTTTGGTAAAAATTATTTTAATGATCAAGTTGCGGCATTCTATTTTAAAAACGATATTGATATTAAAAATATTAGGGATAATTTAGGTAGACCACTTAGTGAGATATACTTAACAATTATTAAACAAGGTGAAGAACTTGACCCCACCAATTATAATCACATGTATTGGATACAACAACAAAGTGGGTTAACACCTACACTAAATACTCAATTTTGGACACCAATAGCTGGGGGTTATAGTACTGAAAAAAATGCAGATGTTAATTATAACATAAGGGCTTTTAGTGACAGTGCCTTTCCACAAAATTATTATACAGGTATTGATATTAGTGCAACAACATACGATGCAGATATTGTAGAATATAATAGTAATGTATTACTTGAGAAAAAATTAGAGGATGTTTATCATAGGATTAATACTGTTTACAGAGAAAATCGATCAACTATTATTGGTGGGGACCCACCCGTAAGTAATCTTACTGAAGGATATATTTACCAACCACATAAAAAAATGCAGATTAGGGAATTTTCGGATTTTATTGAAGAGGGGGATACTATAAACACTGTAGGTATACCCGATTACTCAACGTCAAAATATTCAGCGAGTACACAATCTTTGGCTACCGGACCAATAGAACCCATACCATTAAGTAAAGTATCTAGACAATTTAAGTGGAGGGATTTGTTAGATATTGGTTTTATAGATAGTAATGGATTTGGAGTGGATTACCCATTTGAAAGTGGTGCACATTATCTAAATATAGATACTAGATTTTATCTACAACGTCAAGACCCACCTTGTGGTAGGAAACTAAATAGCGTAGAGACATCGTATAATAAAGAAACTTTCCCATCAGATTATTTATATTTACTATATAGCCCCAATTTTTACCAATATGAAATCACCAACGCAGAGGAGCTGAACAATATTTTCACAAATACACAACAAGACTGGTTTGAAGAGGTAACATCACCCAGTTACCAGGGTAACGAATTTATAGAAATGACTTTGTATATACTAAATTATGTTGGCGATTATAAATTAGGGTCTAGATATACACCTGGTGGTTGTTTAGATTTCTCCAGTATTAATCAAAAAACTATAGATGATGAATGTTAATAAATATAAAATACCATTAAGGGATATTAATGTATCGGGTACTTCTGTAAATATACCGATATCGTTATCATTTACCCCTGTCGATAATTCTGAATTAATTGAAACAAAATTTATCAAGGATGAGGTAATAAAATCAATAAACCCTATAGTTGACTATAAAAAAGTAAGGTTTCTTCCTGCCGATGATAATTGGGATTTAATTAGAAAATTAAAAATTAATCTTAATTTTTTTATTAATTATTATGAAAACGTATCCCCTTTTGGGTATGATTATTCAGAGTATGCAAATTTAAATACTAATAGTGGATATGGTGCAGGGTATTATAGTGATATCGGAGCATCATTCGATGATTTATATTGTAGAACTAGAAGAGTAATGAATAGTTTTTTAAGGTTTAATTTTTTTGATAGTAATATTCCCAGTGAAAATAATTTTTTATTCTTCAACGACATTTTTACTCAGATAGGCGCAGACCAAAAAAATGAATTTAATTTTGTTTTACCAGCAGAAGAATCCCCAATTAACTATTATTTAGGTGATTCATTATTAGAACCAGAAATGATACATGAGGGGTTCTATGTGTACTGGTTTAAAGATTTGGTGGACAACGCAC